AGGAATTATAAATCTTTTTAAAAAACTTTTAAAAAATGTATAAATATTATCATATATTTCTTCATATTTTTCTTCTTTCTGTAATTTATTTAATTTATTAGATATTAAATCTGCACTAAATGAAAATAAAATATCATCTTTATCTGTCATATAAGAATAATAATTTTTAATTAGATTTTTTAAACCATACCAAAATAGTTCCATATCATAATCTGGATTATTTTTATCTATTACTTTTTCACATAAATTAATAAATTCCATTGTTATAATTATACAAATATATAATTATATCTATATTTATTTATATAAAGATTTATTTATTATATAAATATGAAATCATATATTTTTATACCATATTTTGGAATTTTTCCTAATTATTTTCAATTGTATTTAGATTCTTTAGCAAAAAATAAAGAAATCTTAACTGTATTTTTCTTAACTGATATTGATATGAGTCAATATAATATTCCATCAAATTGTATTAAAATAGATATGTCATTTGATAATATTAGAGAAAGATTATCTAAATTCTTATTAAAAGAATATAATAGAAATATTGAATTAAGATTACTTCTCTCAAGAACTGTAAAATTTTGTGATATTAAAATTATATATCCTATTTTATTTGATGATATTATGACACAGTATAAAATAACAGAAGATGATTTTGTTGGATGGGGTGATTGTGATTTAATCTATGGTAAGTTAGCAAATTTCATTAAATATGAAGAGGATTTTCATATTATTGGTGGATATCATGGTCATTTTACTGTAATAAAAAATATTGAATCATTTAAAAATCTTTATAAACAAATTCCAAAATATGACGAACTAATTTTAGATCTAAAACATTATGCAACCGACGAAATTGCATATCGAGAACCACTTGCAAATTATCTTAAAGAAAATAATTATAAAATGAATTATATAAATTCTACTTTTTGTGATATAGTTCCACCATGTTATTATGATAAATTTAGAAAAAATCATGATGAATATACAAAAAATTTTTTCGATGTTTATAATCCTACAAAAAATATTAATTATTTATATTATTCTAAAGAAGATTCTCAACTATTGTTGTATTATGATGATAAAAGTGCACGAGAAATATCATATTGTCATCTACAAAAAAGAACTATGAATATGAGTGAACTACAACCTACATCAATTTTAGAAAATAAAGAAGGATATTATATTGGAGAAAATAAATTTTTTCTAGAATTAGAATCATCATCAGTAATTCCTAATAAAATTTATACTACATGGCATTCCAAAGAATTACCAGAAAAAATGCAAGAAAATATTAATAAATTAAAAGAAGATAATCCTGAATTTGATATTTGCATATATGATGAAAATGATTGCTATAAATTCATTGAAGATAATTTTCCAAAAGAAGTACTTTTAGCTTATAATAAATTAATTCCTCATTCATATAAATCAGATTTATGGAGATTTTGCATTTTATATATTAATGGTGGTATATATTTAGATATTAAAAATAAATGTATTAATAATTTTAAATTTAGTTCTTTTGTGGATAAAGAATATTTTGTGAATGATGGTAATTTTAAACATACTGATGAAATTACATATCAATCAATTTATACAGGATTAATAATTGCTAAAAAAAATAATGAAATATTATTAAAAACAATTTGTAGTATTGTAAATAATGTTAGTAAAGAAATATATGGACCAAATCCATGGTATCCAACTGGTCCATGTGTTTTTGGATATGCATATACCAAATGCAATGGTGATAAAAATTATCCTCTAGTATTACATCATCATGGACCTAAATCAGAAGAATCAATTAAATATAATAATATTAAAGTATTAGTTCACTATCCAGAATATAGACAAGAACAAAAATCAGTATATTATCAAGATTTATGGAATCAAAAAAAAATATACGATTTAAATACAATTATTGATTTAAGTAATATTGATACAGAATGGCCAACTGAATTATATAACGCATTTAAAAGTATTATTTTAGATGATCCTCTTCCTATTCAACAAGATTCACCTCAACCATATACTCCTAGAGATCCATCTACAAAAATTAGAATTCATCTTCCAGCAATTCCCTATACTATTACTCGTGATGAATTCAGTCATGATGCATTTACTGGTAAAGTTAAACGTTTTTCTCCAATGATGCAAAGTGTTGGTTTTGAAGTATATCACTATGGTATAGAAACATCTGAATCTGGTGCAGATAAAGAAATACAATTAATGACAAAAGCAGAATGGTATGAATTATGTATTGATACAGTGATGTTTTTAGATGATAATCTAACTCGTCCAGAAGCTAAAAATATATTAGATGATCCAAAATATTTAATAAATACATTATCAAATTGGAACAGTCCAGTATTTAAAGAATTTAATAAACGTTTTCGTACTAAATTAATAGAAAATTATAGGGATGTAAAAACAGACATTGTATGCCTACCATTATCTAGATCACATGAAGATGCAGTAGTAGATTTAAATTATTGTATTGTTGAATTTGGTATTGGTTATTCTGATTCATACAGAGAATTTAGAATATTTGAATCTTATAATTGGATGTCAAGAACATTAGGTGTAGAAAATATACAACCATCAAATTATTGGTTTGTAATTCCTCATTCATTTAGTACTACAGAATTCAAATTCAATCCAACTCCAAATAAATTAACTGTTGGATATATGGGACGTGTCATAGATCTTAAAGGTTGTAATATTGTATTAGAAGTTGCTAGAAGATTTCCTAATGTAGAATTTATATTATGTGGTCAAGGAGATCCAACAAATTATCTTAAAGTTTCAAATATTAAATATAAATTACCAATTCATGGATCAGAAAGATCTAATTATTTAGGAAGTTTTGATGCTGTTATATGTCCTAGCAAATTTTTAGAACCATTTAATTGTGTAGCAGTTGAAGCACAGTTATGTGGAACTCCTGTAATATGTAGTGATAATGGAGGTATGGTTGAAACTGTTGAACAATTTAAATCTGGTTTAAGATGTCATACATTAGCTGATTATTGTTATGGAATTCAAATGGCAATTGATGGAAAATTTGATAGACAATATATTAGAGATCGTGCAGTAAGAAAATATGATATGTATAATGTAGCTAAACAATATAAATATGTATTTAATACGGTATTAGATTTATATGATTCTGAGAAGAATGGTTGGTATTCACCTGATTCATATGTTGAAAATTTAAATGATTCGCTAATTTAATCCCATCAAAATTAAATCTATAAGTAAATCTTTGAATATCAGAATCTTCAAAAGTAAAATATGTTCCAACAATAGATTCATTTGTATAATTAAAGTTTTATTATTTAAAAATTTTTCTATCATTTCTTCTTTTTAAATTTATTATTTTAATAAGATAGTTTTATTGATAATCTTTATTATTATATTCTTCAATTATTGAAAATAAATTATCAATTTTACTTCTATCAATTTTTGGTAAATTCTTTATTAACTCCAAATAATTTTTACAATCTCTATAAAATTTTCTTTTATTTTCTTTAACATCTTTAATATATAATGTTAAATTATGCAGTAAATTATTTAAAAACCAATCTCCACTACCTATATACTTAAATTTAAAAATAATTTCAAACATTTTAATTCCAGTTTTTAAATTATTAGTTTTATATGCAACAATAATCATAAAATAAGGTAAATAGAAAGTACTATCATTTATATTTATATCTAATTTTTTAGAAAAATTATCATAATCATTTAAAAAAGTATTTTCATAATAATCTTTAATTACTAAATAAAATGAGTAAGCTAATTCGGGTAGTCCCATAATATTATAATATCGTACTAATTCGTGAACACATTCAAATCTTTGTTTATCATAATGAAATGATTTAATTAAATAAAAAATACCATCTTGTTCTTTTTCAATTTTAAATAATGATTCATGAATTCTTAAACAAGATAAATATTTTTCATCATTTGAATCAGAATTTTGTATTACATTTTTATAATTTATAATTGCACTTTCATAATTATTATTATAATAGTCTATATTTGCTTTTTCAAAATATAAAATATATGAATTTTTTATTTTTTGTTCATAATTTTCTATCGATTTATTTAAAAAATATGTTATTGGTAAATTAGAAATACTATCTTCATTCAAATTATCATATTTTTTATAAACTGTATTTACTAAAATAATTAATGGTTGATATTCTCGAATTATATTTTTATAATTATCATATGGTTTATCAATTAATTCATAATCAACTAAGCCACAATTAATTGGATACATATCATTTGTTCCACTAAATATTTTATAATTATTTAAATAATCTTTATTCATTTTAACTAATGCACTAATACTAATATCACCCCATTCAATATTAGTACCTTTTTCATTCAATAAGTTTAATATATATTTTTTCCATTCTATCATAAATTGTGTATTTGGTTTAGTACCAAAAACTCCACTACATAAATGACTATTATTTTCTTTTATAAAAAAACCATCATATTTATCAAATAATGAAAATAAACTAGATAAATTATCCATTACTATAGTATCACTATCTAACCAAATACCTCCTTTATCACATAAAATATTTATTCTAACAAAATCTGATTGATGATTTGGCTGTAAATCATAAAAATATGATGGTAAATCTGTAATATAATTAGTTACATTATCTGTTGTAATTAAATGAACATTATAACTATCTTTTGAATGTAAATTAATTAATTCTCTTAATATCTTTATTAATTTATATTCATAACCTACCCAATATAAATATACATTCTTTTCTATTTTTAAATCTTTTTTATCTAAATAATGAGTAATAACTGATACATTTGTTTTATTAATCCAATTCGGATTAATTTCTAAATCAGAATTAACATTTAATTCAAATTTTGTAGCAGATTCCTGTCCACCTACCGGACCATATTGATAAACTAATGGTTTTTTTAAAGCATAAACATTATAATATGGTTGTATTTGTGCAGTAAATATATCCCATACAATATCAGTATAATATCCCTCTAACATACATCTTTGAACTGCTAATAATCCTGCAGTAGAACATATTATTATTCCATGAAGAGATAACATATTTTCTAATTTTATAATATCGTTATTTATATTTTTATAACAAACAGTATTACACCATTCTTTATCATTTATACCACATTTTGATAATCCAATATAAAAAATATCTGAATCATCTGGAATTTCAATCGTTTCTGGAAATTCTCTATATTTTTTAATATCATCTTCAAACATGCAAAATGGTTGGAATGGTTTTGTTCTATCTTGATTTTTAGAAGCTAAATCTAAAATTCTAGAAAATCCAGTAGGAGCTGATTTATGTTTACCAATGATCTCCATTGCCGGATTAACTTCTGTAATATCATAATCTTTAAATTCATTAATCATATGATTTTTTCTTAATTCATTATTACATGTTAAAAAATAATATTTAATATTTTTTAAATTTATTAGCATTTATACTAAATATAAATATTATATTATATTTAGTATAACTTATTTAAAGAAATACTAATTTATAATTAATATTAATGACTAAATATTATCTATCATTTCATACTATATTTATTTTAAATGAAAATATAAAATGGTTAGAAGAGTTTATTATTTATTATAAGCATATTGGGTTTGATCATTTTTATCTTTATGATAATGAAGGAACTGCAGGTTATGGAAGTACATCTACAGCTAATAGATATGGATTTTCAATTACTTCCGAAACACAAGAATCTGATCGTAAATTATTTAATGCATTATTAGAAAAATATAAAAATGATATTACTGTAGTAAAATGGCAACCTCGTAATTCAAAAGGAGAAATAGAATATCAACAACCGGAAGCTATTAAACATGCAATAGATAATTTTGGTAATGATACTACCTGGATGGCATTTTTAGATTTTGATGAATTTATATATAGCGAACAAAATATAAATTTAATTGATTTTTTAAAAACACTTGATTCTGATGTATCTTGTGTAAAATTAATTCAGAAAAAATTTCGTGATCGTTTTTTAACAAAAGAACATATTATTACACAAGAATTTAGATGTATAAATAATTTAAAAATCGGAACTGAATGGGCTCCAAAAAATATTATAAGATGTACAGATTTTCAATCAGTATATAATGTTCATAATATTTATGTTAATACAAAAACAATTGTAATAGAACCAGAAAAATTAAGATTTAATCATTATAATATTAATGATAAACAATTAAATTGGATGACAGATTTTTATAAAAGTCCAGTACAATTTGAAATTAATGGTATTGATAATGGTATGTTACGATATTGTCATTTATTTTATGATATTGAATAAACCATATTATCTTTAATTAAATTACTCCATACTTTCACTCTATTTTCCCATGAACATTCTTCTGCATATTTTTTTCCATTTTCCTTTAGTTTTATTTTATCATTATCTTTTAAATTTATTATTGTTTCAATTTCATTTTCATAAGATATTTGAATTCCATATTCACCAATAGTATCTGTTAAACCTGCTCTAGGATAATAAATACAGATTACTTCACTATATAACATTTCTAAAGCTGTTATACAAGAAGTTTCATCAAAATTTGTTGGATATAACCAATATTCCGCACTTCCAATTAATTCATATAATTGTGAAGGATTTAATTTACCCATAAATTTTATATTTGTATATTTATTAATAATTTCTTGCATTTTATTTTCTTCTTCATTTGATGGAAAGTTTGCATATGTAGCAAATTTGAGTTCTGGATTCTCTAATTTACTACATATTTCCGGCCATAATTCTAATATTCTAGATAGTCCTCTAGATGGATGTGATGTATAAACAAATCGATTTAATACTTTATCTATTTTTATACCATTATTTTTTGGAAATAAATTTAAATGTATACCATTATTAATAAGTTTAATTTTATCTTTAATCATTGGATATATATTTTCATATCTTTGTTTTTGCCATTCTGTTAAACAAATATAATTTGTAATCTTATTATTCCATTTATTTAATATATTTATTGCTATTTGACTATTATTTGATCTTGTTAATAAATTAACATCATGTCCCCAAACAAAGATATTTTTTGTTTTAAAATATGGATAAGTTTCAAAATAATTTATAAATCTTGATACAATAATGGTATTGAAAGATAAATCTTTTAAGAGTTTATCTATATTATCTTCTTTTACAAATGTAATATTTTCATACTGTTCTTCCTCTACATCACCTGCAATATATACTTCATATTCTTTTGATAAATAATATGCAATATTTAATGCAGCTCTTTCTGAGCCTCCTAATGCATTATTTAAACTAAAAGTATAATTCCAATTTCTATCACAAAATCCAGTATATATTAAAATTTTATTACTTTTATTGCATTCTTCTATATATGTATTATGATAATTTTGATTATATAACATATTTAAATTATTAATATCTAAACCCATATCAGTATATTTATATATTAAACCTAAATTTAAATTACATTTTTTATCTAATAAATTTAAATATATTTCACAATCTCTAAAAAAACTTTCTTCTTTAGTATGATCAATAAAAAATTGTAAATTATACAATAAATTATTTAACCACCATGCTTCAATATCATCATATTTTAATTTAAAAATTATTTTAAACATTTTAATTCCTATGTCCCATTTTTGTAATTTAGAAGAAACAATAATCATAAAATATGGTAAATAAAAACTATATTCATCAAAATTAAAATCTATTTTTTTAGAAATATTATCTATATCATTCAAAAAATTATTTTCATAATAATCTTGAATTAATGAATAAAATGAAAATGCTATTTTAGGACTCCCCATTATATTATAATATGTAATTAAACGATATATACATTCAATACGTTTATCATCATATTTAAATGCTTCTATTAAATAATATATTCCATCTTGTTCTTTATCTATATCACGTAATTCTGTATATAATTTTAAACATATTAAATATTTTTCATCATTTGATTTAGATTCATCTAATTTTTTTTCTAATAAAATAATAATATCTTGATTCATAATAATAATTACTAATTAAAAATATTACTTTAAACTAAATTTCATTAGTTAAATAGTTAAACTAAAACTATATTGATTGATATAAAATCGATTATTATAATTATCAAATTTTATGTTCATTTTACGTTTTTGTAAATGACAATATGTATTTTCTTTTTCTTTTCCGTCAATATATACTGTAATTAATTTTTGTTTTTCTTTATCAAAATATAAATATTTTATATCAATTAATGGATAATTTAAATTTAAGAATTTTGGTTCTTTATTATGATCAGGTCTTAAAGTATGAAACATACTATCAGGTAATTATAAATACAGTAAGGATATCATTATTTATACTTAATGAGTCTAAATATAATTGAAAATAATTTGGAAATTTTCCAAAGTAAGGTAAAAATAAATAAATTCTTTAATCTTTTACTGGTTTAAAATTATTTAATGCTGTATCAAATTGTATTTCAATTATATTTTCTAAATTTTCTAAATAATTTATTTTCTTTTCTTCTATAAAATTTTTAAAATAACTTATTCTTTCAGTCCATTGTCCACATATTATATGTCTTAAATATTGTAAATTTTCTTCTGCCATATTTATACCTTCTAATATTACAATACTATTATCTTTTTGCCATCTTTTATATATGTTCCATAATGCAGATTGCTCCCATATTCTATTAATATTTTGATATGGTATATTAACATTATACCATTCTTGAATCATTAATTTTGTTTTTATATTATTCTTACATATATATACACCAGCATTTGGATCATTTACTGATCCCATCGGTCGATCCCAAAAAAATATTAAATTTTTATCTTCATTTTCAAATATAACTGCTTCTAATGGTATATTAAAATTTTTAACTATACAATCACTATCTAAATAAATTATATAATCATATTGCTCTTCAGAATCTAAAGCTAATTGTGTAGCAAGTAATTTAGACCAAGATGCATGTCTAGGTTGATTATTATTAGGATCTAAACAATTATGTAAATTTAATGGTTCTAATTGATTCAAATATGGAACATAATATTTAAAATCATAACCATATTTTTTACAATATTCATAATTAATTATTGCTGCTAATCCATTATATGATGCATCATCAATATTTTTATAATTTTTAATTGGTCGATTATCACTCATATGAACTAATATTTTTAATTTTTTATTATTTAAATATTTTACATTAGAATAATTTAAACCATATTTACATAAACCAATAATATTATTTAGTTCTATATTATTTTTTTTATCATATAGTAAATTTAAATAAATTTCAAAATCTTTAAATAATTCTGAATTTACTAGATCATTTTTAAATAAATTAAAATTATAAAATAAATTATTTAACCACCATTCACCACTATATAGGAATTTAAATTTAAAAATAATTTCAAACATTTTAATTGCTATTTTTGGTTTATTTAATTTATGTGAAACGATAACCATAAAATATGGTAAATAAAAAGTATATTCACTCATATTTACATATATTTTTTTTTCAATATTTTCGTAATCATCAATAAATTCATTCTCATAATAATCTTGAATTAATGAATAAAATGTAAATGCTATTTGGGGACTCCCCATTATATTATAATATGTAATTAATTTATATATACATTCTATACGTTGTTCGTCATATTTAAATGCTTCAATTAAATAAAATAAACCATCTTTCTCTTTATTTATTTTATACATTGATTCATGTATTCTTAAACAAGCAATATATTTTTCATCATTTGATTTAGAATTTTGTAATACATTTTTATAATTTATAATTGCTTCTTCGTATTTATTATCATTAAAATTTTCTATTGCAATTTTAAATATTTCAGTCATTATATTAAATTAATAAATATAATTTAATATAATTACAAACTTATATATTTATATAATTTATAAGTAAAAAAGAATGCAAAATAATTACATAATATATATGCTAACAAATACTTCTCATAATAAAACATATATTGGAATAACCAATAACAAACAAAGAAGAATAAGACAACATAATGGAGAAATAACAGGAGGGGCTAAATATACAACTGCAAATATTGGTTTTGGTGAATGGATTTATCACGGATGGATTGCCTCAAAAGAATCTATTTTGGAAAAGAATCGAGCTTTATCAATAGAAAAAAAGATTAAGATTAGATCAAAAAAATTAAAAGGAACTCCTGTAGAAAGAAGATTAGGAGCTATCAATAGTTTATTGATAGAAAATATTGATTTAGAATTTAAAAAAAATTCAGATATTATTGTTTAATATAATTATATATTTTATAATTATATGATCCATTTTATTTTAACTATATTAGCTCTACTCATTCAAATGTATTCTATTAATTTAGCAAGAAAAAATACTGAATCCGATTTACGATATTCATTTTGGTATAATATATTATCAGTTATAATTGGATTTGTATCTTTGTATCATTATTTAATAGGGTTTTTTACTTTATCATCTGTTTTACCAATTCCCAAAGTAGGTATTTAATCAACTTCTTCTACCTTAACTTTATCTTCTGAAGCCATGCCTGACATTCCACTCATACCGGCCATACCGCTCATATCAGGCATTCCTCCTGCTGCACCCATTTTAGCCATATCTTCTGGACTCATATATTTCATAGGATTAAATACTTCATTGAGTTCTTTTAGTTTAGCTTCATATTCTTCAGTTTCATGACTTTCTTCCATCCATTTAAGAGTATCTTCTACAAATTGATTGAGTTTAGTCATTTCATCTGCAGGAATTGCAGTCTTTAGTTTCTCTTCAGCTAGACTACTCTTCATTCCATAAATAGAACCTTCGAGTTTATTCTTAGCTTCAATCTTCTTCATAACAATTTCATCTTCTGCCTTATATTTTTCAGATTCATCAACCATCTTTTGAATTTGTTCTTTTGTTAGATTGTTTCCACTTGCTTGAATAGTTAGTTTTTGAGATTTACCAGTAGATTTTTCTGCAGCAGTTACTGTTAGAATACCATTTGCATCAATATCATATGTAACTTCAAGTTGAGGAACACCACGTGGCATAGGAGGAATTCCATCTAGTTGAAATTCCCCTAGTTTGTGATTATCTCTAGTAAGTGGTCTTTCTCCTTGAAAAACTCTGACAGTAGCAGCCGGTTGGTTGTCGGAGTACGTAGAAAAGGTCTGACTCTTCTTAGTTGGAATAGTAGTGTTTCTTTTAATAAGAGCAGTCATTACATTTCCAGAAGTTTCAATACCTAGAGTTAGTGGAGTAACATCAAGAACAATTAGTGATTCGAGTTTTTCATCTTTAGTTCCACTAAGAACAGCAGCTTGAACTGCAGCTCCAAAAGCAACTGCTTCATCTGGATTTACACTTTGGCATAGTTCTTTGTTATTAAAATAATCCCTTAGAAGTTGTTGTACTTTAGGTACTCTTGATGATCCTCCAACAAGAACAATATCATTAATTTTATCTTTAGAGATTTTTGCATCTTTCATTGCTTGATCAACTGGATTGAGTGCTCTTCTAAAAAGATCTTCACAAAGTGATTCAAATTTAGCTCTAGTTAGATTTAAACTAAAATCAACACCTTCGTGAAGAGAGTCAATTTCAATCATAGCATTCATACTAGTAGATAGAGTTCTCTTGGCTCTTTCACATGAATTTTGAAGTCTTCGTTTTGCTTTGGTATTTCCAGAAATATCTACTTTATTCTTCTTTTGAAATTCTTGGCAACAGTGTTCAACTAGACGATGATCGATATCTTCTCCTCCCAAGTGTCCGTCACCTGCAGTTGATTGTACTTCAAAGACACCATCATCAATTGAAAGAATAGTTATGTCGTGTGTGCCCACACGATTTGTTATTGCGAGAGTATTTAAACTGTCGCTACTTGTACTTTAATACAAGATCAGACTATATCTTGTTTAATTTGTTTTATTAATTGATCCCAATTTTTAGGAGTTAAGACAAAATATTTTTTATAATTATTTTTTTTTATTTCATTATCTACTGCTGATACTTTTGCTGCCCATTTACCACTTTTTATTTCATTACGATGCCATATATGATCATCTTTCGTTTCAACTAAAATTTTATTAATTCTAAAATCAACTTTATATACATGATCTTTATCTTTAAAATTATATTTTAAATTAGGACCATTATATATTATAATTTGATTATTATTACACCAATCAATAAATTTTAATTCTAATTTAGATTGATATAATATTTTCTCATTATTAATATTTTTTGTAAAACGAATTTTATAAGTTCTATTACACAATTTACAATCAGAACAAAAGGTTTTTATATTATTTTTATGACTTTCAAGTGATTTTGAACGAAATTCACTATCACAAACATCACATTTTAATATAGGTTGGTTTGGTTTAAATAGAGTATCATTAATTTTATCATACATTATACTAGAATATTTCATTTGATTTGAAACACGATATATATCCCAAAATTCAATATTAGATAAATCCTTGTATTTTCCATTACAAAAACTTATAATATTTGGTTTTAGACGATTATAATCTGCTTGAGTTAGATGATACATATAATAATTATCTATATATTCAGCATCTTCCTTTTCAAATTCTAGTATGTCTTCTGTATGTTTTTCAATTAATGTTTTAACTTTTTTTTCTTCAACCAACTCTGACCCTCCTTTATAAATACTATTATTAAGCATAAATAAGGATTGATCTTTTCTTTTTTCTTCATCTTTATTTCTACATAAATAACATCGTACAGAACCTTTGTTAAATTTACGTAGAAATTGTGTAGTACAAACTTCATGTATGGTAGAACATGTTATACATTTATATTTAATAGTATATTCATCACTCTTTTTTAAAAATTTATCATCAATTAAAATATGCCAAATACTTTCTTTAGTAGAAGAATATTTGGATACTGTAAATTTTGATTCTATTTTTGAGTAATTTAATATACTATCATCTTTTTTATTTTTTATTTGTAAAATAGCAGCAATAATCAAATGTTGATTTATATCAGTCATAGTTTATATATTATTATGTCTTTAACTCTTATTAAATTTTTAATCAATTTTTCAAATTAAACCCCGGCATTCGTGGAACTTTCTGGTTATAAACCTTACTAATTCTAGTCGTTGAACCTTCTACTTTTCACAAAGTAGCATGGCTGCTGATTGTCCAATCTATTTCCTTTTTCAAGCCCTCACGTTTATGTTCACACATTCCGTTGTGGCAGGAATAGCTCTAAGGAGTTTCCAGCAATTAACCGAGTTCCTTATTATAAAAAATAATAAGGGAGGAGTTTCACCTCAGGAAGCAGCACTATTTACCTCCCATATCAAATATCATTACATTTTGTTCACCTTTCTTATCCAATCCATAAGCAAGAGCAGCAGCTGTTGGTTCATTAATAATTCTTAGAACATTAAGACCAGCAATGGTACCGGCATCTTTAGTTGCTTTTCTTTGAGAATCATTAAAATAAGCAGGAACAGTTACTACTGCATCTGTTACAGTAGTACCAAGATATGCTTCTGCAGTTTGTTTCATTTTTACAAGAACCATTGCAGATAGCTCTTCAGGAGTAAATTGTTTAGTTTCTCCATTTACAGTAGATTCAATTAGAACTTTATCATTCGGTCCTGCAACTACTTTGTAAGGCATAGTTTTAATTTCTTTTTGAACAATTGGATCACTAAAACTTCTACCAATAAGACGTTTTACATCATAAAAAGTATTTTTTGGATTTGCAACAACTTGAGATTTAGCAGAATCACCAATGAGTCTTTCACCAGTTTCAGTAAAAGCAACCCATGAAGGAGTAGTACGATTCCCTTGTTCGTTAGCTACAATTTCGACTTTACCGTTTTGCCATACTGCTACAGCTGAATATGTTGTTCCTAGATCGATACCGATTGCTTGTGATGACGACATTATATAATTATTATAGTAATAATCTTTTATATTAAATTTTTTAAATTTAATTTAAAATAATTTAATATAAAAGAATTGGGATAATATTAAATATGTTTAATATTATTACAGGATCAGAATACAATCTATATAATTATAATAAATATTTATATTATATAGTATTTTTTCCATACGCAATTATATGCCTATTTATAACTTTTTATCTTACAATTGTTAATTTACCTTGTGCAGTTTATAACATTACAAGAGATAAATATTATAGCAATACATGTTCAAAAATTTGTGATCAATTATTTAATTACATTTTTGGATTTATATTTTTATATAATGTGTTTTATTTTCAATTATTAAAATCATTATAAATTAACTTTAACTAGTTTACTATTAGTTAATCTTAAACTTCTTTATTTAAAGTATCAGTTGCAACCATTTCTTTAATAGTAATTTTAAAATATGATTGAATTTCTTCAATGTATTTTCCATCAGCAGAAGTAGTAAATGTAATTGATACTCCTTTGCTTCCATATCTTCCAGTACGACCAATTCTATGAATATAATTATCACGATTTGTTGGAACATCATAATTGATTACATGTGAAACGCCTTTAACATCAATTCCACGAGCAATAATTTCTGTAGCAACTAAAAGATTTATACTTGAACCTCTAAAAGCAGTCATTATTTCTTCTCTTTCTGGATCAGTTAGTTTTCCATGAGTTAATCCTACTGGTACATCTAGTTTTTTAAGTTCATCTCTCAACCACACCGCTTTATTAATAGAATTACAAAATACAATACATTTACATACTGCTAAAGTTGATAGAAGATCTTGTAAAGTATCAAACTTATTTTCTTCTTTTTCTACTGGAATATAATATTGTGCAATTCCAGATAATGATACTTCTTCCTTTTTAATTGTAATAGTAATAGGATCATTCATAAATTTATTTGCAATTGCTAGAGCTTCATCTGGAAGTGTAGCAGAAAATAATGCAACTTGCATATTATCTGGTAAAGCTGGTTTTCCAGTTTCAGGATTTGCTGTCAGAATTGCATATAGATCATCTTTAAATCCTCTATCTAACATTACATCTGCTTCATCAAGCACTAGAACTCTAATATTTTTTGCAATAGATGGCATTTCATTAAGTAAGTGTAAAATACGACCAGGTGTACCAATCATAATTTGAGCTCCATCAGTTAGTGCTTTTAAATTTTGTTTTACAGATTCTTTACCTCCAATTGCTAGTAATGATTTTACTCCAATTTCTGCACCAGATGCATCACGATATGCACCTAAACCTTTAACTACTTTTAATGTTTGTTCTGCAAGTTCTTTAGTTGGTGAAACACATATAGCTTGACAACAAGCTTTTGTATAATCTATTTGTTGTAATGTTGCAATTATAAATGTTCCAGTTTTTCCCATACCGGATTGGGCTTGTCCAATAATATCATCACCACTAATCATTGGTACAATCGCACGTTGTTGAATAATAGATGGTTTCTCAAAACCAAATGCATAAATACTTCTTAGGAGTTCATCTTTCAACCCCATCTTATCAAAACTACTAGTTATGTCTTTCTCGTTACTTTCAGTCATCTTGTATTATAAGTATATTTATCTTTTTATATATAAAATCCAATAATCAATTTTTTTACAAGAAAAAATGAAAAATATTTAAATTCTGTAATTATTTTATAATTATTAAACTACATATTAATAATGAAAACTATATACGATCCATTATACGGTTATATTGAATTTGAAGACTATCTTATAAATATAATAGATACTTCTGAATTTCAACGCCTAAGAGATATTAAACAATTAGGATGTGCATCTTATGTATTTCCTTCTGCAAGTCATACTCGTTTTGAACATTCCTTAGGAGTTTCTTATTTAGCTGGAATTTTTATAAATACAATTAAAGAAAATCAACCAGAATTAAATATCACAGAAGATGATATTCGTCACATTAAAATTGCAGGATTAATTCATGATTTAGGTCATGCATGCTATTCACATTTCTTTGATAATCATTTTATGAAGAATTTAGATAATCCTTTAAAAGAGCATGAAGAAAGATCAATTTATATTTTAGAACATATTAATCACAAATATAAATTAAATTTAACAGACAAAGATATTAACGAAATAGAAAAAATTATAATTAATAATGATATTCCTCAATTTAAATATCAAATTATTTCAAATCTTAAATCAGGATATGATTGTGATAAATTAGATTATATTAATAGAGATTGTTATCATTTAGGATTACCGTACAAGTATGACTATACTCGAATTTTAAAACAGATCAAAATTATAGACAATGAAATATGTTTTCCTATTAAACAACTTTCTAATGTTTATGAATTATTTGAATTAAGATATAAACTTCATCAACAAATATATCAACATCCAATTATTAGTTGTGTAGAAATGATGATCCTTGATATATTTACAAATAGTGAATTAAATAATAAAAAAGAAGAATATTTACATAAGATAGAATTATTTTCTTCATTGACAGATAACTTTATTGATTTCATTCATTGGAGTGAACCAAAGAATGAAAAAATTCAAGAAATTTACAAAAATCTAAAATCTAGAAAATTATATAAATTTGTACAAGATTCAGAAAATCCAGATTTAGATATACCTCATTCACATAAAATTAAAATTAAAATTAATTTTGGAATGGGAGATAAAAATCCATTAAATTTTATTAAATTTTATGATAAAAATGGACTAATCGATATTAATATCGATACAAATAAATATTTATTAGTAGTTCCGAATAAATATGAAATTGTAAAATATAGATATATTCAAGCTTAATTTATTATAATTTATATAGTTATTAATATTCTATCTATTTTATTAACTTTTTCATCTCTTAAAGGATAATGTTTAATTCCAAATGGTAATATAAGATTAATTTGTCCAGATTTATTAAATTTAAGATGAATATAATATTCATCAATATCTATAATTATACCAATGTGATCATCTAAAATAATTAGTGGTTCTCCTACATTACTACATGGAATGTATATTACAGTATCTCCGATTTTATAATTTTCCATTAATTTATATATTAAAATATATTTATAATTTAATATATAAATTATATAATGAAAATCTTCATAATATTTCCTACTCAATTATTTAAAGATACTACTAGTTTAAAAGAAGCTGATCAAATTTACTTAGTTGAAGAGCCAGCTTATTTTACAAGATATAAATTTCATAAACTAAAATTAGCATTTCATCGTGCATCTATGCAATCGTACAATGATTATCTAAAATCAAAAAAGTTTAAGGTTTCTTATTATGAATTTAATGATGATTATTTAAAAGATCTTAAAGGAAGTGATGTACTCTTCTATGATCCAGTAGATCACAAATTATTAAAATTACTTGAATCAAATCAAAAAAAATATAATTATAAAACTGATCTTTTAGAAACTCCAGAATTTATTACTACTTATGAAGATTTAGAAGCATACAATAAAATTCAAGGAACAAAAAAATTTACACATGATTCTTCCTTCTACAGATGGCAAAGAAATAGATTAGATTTATTAACTCCTATTGGAACTAAATATAAATTATCTTATGATGATGAAAATAGAGTATCATTTCCTGATAATCAAAAAGAAGTTTTTAATCCTCGCAATCAATCTGGTTCGTATGTAAGTGAAGCAAAAAAATATGTCAATAAACATTTTAAAGATAATTGGGGAGATCTAGATAGTTTTATATATCCAATCGATCATAAAGGAGCAGAATCATGGTTAAATAATTTTATAAAGGATAGATTAAAACAATTTGGTAAATATGAAGATGCAATTCATTCTACAATTAACTTTGGATATCATTCAGTTTTATCCCCTCTTCTTAACATCGGTCTTCTAACAGATCAAGATATTATAGATAAACTATTAGAAGTTAAATCTAAGATTCCAATTAATTCATTTGAGGGTTACTTAAGACAAGTAATTGGTTGGAAACAAAGTATGAGATATCTTTATGAATTTCATTTTGATAAATTTCATAATAAGAATTTTTTAAATCATACTAATAAAATTTCTAGAAGATTTTGGGAAGCAACTACTGGAATCCCTCCGATTGATGATTGTATTAAAAAAGTTCAACAATTTGGATATTTACATCACATAGAAAGACTAATGGTTGTTGGGCAATTCTTTTTATTAACATTAACTAAACCATCAGATGTTTTTGATTGGTTTATTAGTTTGGTAAGTATGGATTCTTATGAATGGGTAATGTATCCAAATATTTATGGAATGATTATGTATGCAGATGGAGGGTTTATGATGTCTAGACCATATTTATCTAGCAGTGCATATATAAAAAAGATGAGTAACTATAAAAAGAATGAAAGTGTAGTTAAATTAAAAGATGGTAATGAATATAAATGGTATGATATTTGGGATGCATTATATTATAATTTAATTCATAAACATTATACAGTCTTTAAAAAAATATACGCTACTGCTAGAAATGTATATCATTGGGATAATAAAAGTAAGGAAGAACAAAATAGATTATTAAAATTAGCTAAATTATATTTAGATTATTTATAATAATTTATTTTTAATATTATATAAGTTTAAATATCAATATCAATATATATATGTATATATATGAATATTAGTAAAGAAGAATATGACAGTAAAAACTCAGAAAAACAAATATATTTAAATGAATTAGAAAAAATAATATATTTAAGTAATTCAAAGTTAGAGGGTAATTGTTTTTATCATCATAATACCCTAGAATTATGTCCAGAATTATATGCAAAACAATTAAATTTATTTTGGTGTGGTAAACAAGCTACTACAAGTATTTGTGAAATTGGATTTAATGCAGGTCATTCGACTATGTTAATGTTATTAGGACGAGATAAATCTTCAATAAAATATACTGTTTTTGATGTTGGACATCATAAATATACTAAACCATGTTTAAAATATTTACAATCAACATTTTCAAATGTAAATTTTGAATATATTGAAGGAGATTCTACAATTACAATGCCATCTTGGATTAATGCTAATAAACAGTTAATTAATACATATGATGTTGTTCATGTTGATGGAGGTCATAGTGAAGATTGTATATTTAATGATTTTAAAAATGCAGATTTACTTGTAAAAATAAATGGAATAGTCATAATAGATGATACTAATATGGCACACATAAATAAATATGTTGATTCATATCTATCAACTGGAAACTATATGGAATTAAATGTTACAAAATCAATTGGTTATCAACATAGAATAATTAAAAAAATAAGATAAAAATAATTTAAATGAAATATTTAATTTCATTCAAATTTTAAAAAATAAATGATTTCTATAATTATATATAATTATCAGAATGAGTAAATATTCAGATTTTGAAATACCAGGTAAAAAAACTAGAAATGAACAAGTATTGGAAGAAAGTTTAAAAGAAATTAAAAATTATAAAAATGATGCAGTAAATTTTAATAATTTAGAAGATGTATATTTTAGAGATAGTAATTTGCATTTAATAGATAATCAAGAAAAGATAAAAGATGCTCCTAACA